TCAAAAGCCAATGAGGGCGGGTCTTTATAATCACGCGCCAGCATACACGGCGCGGTTTCTTCAAACGTCTGGGTGTAACTGCCCATCGTCAATCCTCCTGCATAACTAATGGCACGTTACCTCCTCCCATGCCCATCTGCGCGGGTAGCGTTTGCACCACGCTGTCAGGGCTTATTTTTACGCGGCTGTCCTGTGGATGGTTCTCAATCAAAACAGCGTGGCGGTCAGTTGCAGTAAGGGTAAAGCTGGTGTTTTCACTTAACCCCCCCCCCCGTTCGGGCCGTTCTCATCGGCTCTGCCAATCATGCTGCCTTGTATCACAATAGGGGCATTGCTGTGCATATTGGCTCTCAGGGTTCCCGTTATATTTTGGGAAACATCCATCCGCTGCCCGCCCTGATCATTAAGGCAAATAGCTGCATCGTTACGATCCGCAAGCAGAGTGGGGGCGGTGTCATAAGCTACGCCGATTCCTCCGGCAGAGGGGCTGGCTTTGTAGGCAAATCCGATGACTGAGCGATCAGCGCCGCCATCAATGGCTCCGGCAGGGGCTTGCTCCTCGCAAACGCCCGGCGCAGGATACCCCGGCAGGCCTTTGGGGTCAAAGAGTATATTTCCGGCACATTGTCCTGTAAAATCGCAGACAAGGATGATTCTACGGCGGCGTTGGGGCACTCCGTGAAATTGTGCGTCGAGGGTTCTGTAGGCAATGCTGCCGCCTCCCACATCGGAGAATCGTCCAGCGGATGGCCATCCCTTTTTAGGGATAGCAACAATGGGGGCTTTTGGCTCGGTGATTTTGCAGAGTTCGTGGATGACCGTTTGGAAGTCGGCTCCTTTGTTGCTGCTGTATGCGCCGGGCACGTTCTCCCAGATTGCAAATCTCGGTTGTTTTTCATTCGTCGCGTTCCTCATTTCTTTTATAATGCGCACCGCTTCCATAAAAAGGCCGCTGCGTTCGCCTTTAAGCCCTGTTTGCTTGCCTGCAACACTGAGGTCTTGACATGGTGAGCCAAAGGTTATTATATCCACCGGCGCAACGGTAGCGCCGTCTATTTTTGATATATCTCCTAAATGTTTCATGGCCGATCCTCATATAAAAAGCAGTTGATGCGTACATATTCTCCCGGTCGCGGTGTATGGGCACAGCTGTTCTTTTTGTTGCAGGTGTTGCAGTCCGGCAGTTCTGAGATACCAATGGAGTGCATTCTGTGATCAAGCAGTTTGCTGACGGATGCGACCGATTCAAATAAAACGGGGATACTGTTGTCAACCGCATAATAAAGCTCTTTTCGTGCGCCGGTGCTGTCCTCCCAGCCGTCCAGCATATAGATAGCGTCCGATCCATCTAGCATAGCTTTGTTTACGGGCCAGTACATATGATATTCCGGCATAATGGGAATGTCGGCGGGGTTCAATACCCGATGCCCTTTTTTGGTCAATTCAGCAGCTTTGGCGTTGAACCGATCAAAATTATAGTTTTCGTATCCGGTCATTGGGCCGGCAATGTAAATTGTCATATTGCAGCTCCTCCAAGTAAAAATGTTTTCATAGCTTCCAGCGCGCGCCGCTGTGCGGTGGCGTGGTGTTCTTCGCTGATTTCTATTCCTATATACTGCCGCCCAGTTGAAGCGGCCGCCGCAAGGGTGGAACCGCTGCCAACGAATGGATCAAGGATAAGCGCGCCGGGAACGGTGGTATCTTCAATCAGCTGGCGTAACAGCGGAATGGGTTTCTCATTGGGATGCACCAACTCTGCGCCGTTCAGCCTTTGGCAGCGAATTACGTCAACCGGTCGTTTGCCCGGAAGCAGATACCGACCCTTTACTGCAAAAATGCAGGTGTCGTATCGCGGGGCAAAGCTGCCTTTGAGATCGCCCATGCCGTGAATCTCACGATCCCAGACCAGCACGGATTTGACAGTAAAGCCCGCCAGCTGCAATGCGTCAATGAATATCTGCTGTACATCCCATCGGGAGAAACACAGGCAGCCCCCCCCATCTTTCAAAACGCGAAAAGCGTCATATATCCACCATATGAAAGGGGTTTTGTCGTTGGCGATCTTCGCAAACTTCGCGCCGGGGTTTTTGCTTTTCGGGCGGTTGCTCTGGAAATCAATACCATATGGGGGATCGGTTATAATCATGTCCACCAGCCCATCTTGCATTTGCCGCAGGACGGTGAGGCAGTCGCCATGAATGACCGCGCCGGGCTTAATATCGTATGTCATCGAAAATTACCGGAATGCGTTGTTGTAGTTCAGCAAGCAAAGGAATTGTGATCTCCCGCATCTGCGGGTGAGCCACGCTTTCTGTTCGCAACTTGAAAAAGTGCCGCCATTCACGGAGATTCGCGGTCATTACTAATTCCGTTTTTAGGCTGTTAGGAAGCACTGACCGTGCCTCCTGCGGCTGTGCTTTGTGGTCAAGCATCAGCATATACACACCCTCGGCAAATTCCATTGCATCCCGCCACACCTTATACTGTGCCGAATCTTCCGGCCAAAAACAGGGTTGAATGACTGTGATCTCATCTTGCTTGCCATAGTTACAATAGCGGGTGCTTTCCTGTGCGAAACTAGCTACTCGGTGCCGTACGATTTCATGGGATACGCCGCGATCACAAGTGAATCGAACCGAAAAGGAAAAGTGCTCGATCATGGCCTCGTGGCCTCGTGAAATGAGATTTTTCACAAAATCGATGCAACTGTCATCTGTGATTTTGTCTTCGCTTTTGTAGCACACTCTGCCGATGCGTTCTATATACTTTAGTATTCCCAGCCCGTCGAGTGGGGACAGAATTTCATATCCAGCTTTTATGATTTTCACTTTACATATCCTCCCATAAATGGATTATATAGCGTTCAATGTACCAGATCGCTTTTTTCAAATCCTCGCCCGTTTTCTCTGGATTTTTTTTGCCAGCACGTGCGATATATTTTACGGCGTTGCCCAGATGAAATCCCAAATTTTTATCCTCAATAAAATCAATAACTTCTATTTTCCCGTCCGTATAGTGTGCAGGGTGATTTACAGGATCATTCATCGTTGTTATCCTCCTCCAGCACCCAGACCTCACAATCCACGAGGCCCCAGTCATTCATAGCAGATCGGTTAGCCACCAATAAATCCAGCCTGCCTTTATAACAGCCCCGATCATCTACTTTGCGGATCAGCCTTTCGCCGCCCGGCGTAACCAGCATTACGGTTTTGCCGAGCAGGTCGGAATGACCGCCGCGCGTCTGAGTGGCAATGATCTCGTCTACAAGATCAGCAAGGGCAACGCTGCGGTGGTTCGTGTGGTAGCCATCCTCACCGGGATAATAGGCGCTGACTTCAACGGTGCCGTAATAGGTGTATACCTCCGTGAGTTCGCCCTTTATGGTCACGGAGTCGGCTGCCAGCACGGCAGGAGTAGTGCAGAATATGATGATAAAAATAATGATTCCAGATATAATACGCTTCATTCTTCCAATGCACCTCCAAATTCATTCTGGGCCTCTTTCGCTACACACTCCGGGCAAGCGTCCACCCAGTCAGTGCCGTAGCATTTTGAGTGCCAGCGATTCGCCGCTTTGTAATCCACAGCCTCATCAAACTCAGAAAATGTTATTTCCTCACCGCAGACATCACACGATAAAACATACATTCTGCCAAATCGATCAATCATGGTCTCGCTCCTTTAATCCTTTTTATAGAAATTCCCGATCCAGCCGTCCGCGTCGAGTGGGAGGTCGGGCGCCCATGGTAGGGGCGCAGACATAATACTGGTTACGCGGTCAAGGTCGGCTTGTTCTGCCGGGCAGTCAATCACTACCTCGTCATGGACGTGGAATACAACTTCGTACCCGGCAGCTTCCAGCCGTTCCACAGCATCGGCCAGGCAGTCCCGCGCGATAGCCTGCACGCAATTCTCCACCAATTTACCGCCGTAGGTCTCTATTTGCTTCCATTTCTTTGTAGTCTGATCCATGCCCATATAGGCAAGGGAGGGTTTGTCCCACTGGTTTACTCCCAGCATGGGATGGGCGTAGTATAATTTGCGCCCGCTGGGCAGGAGTATAGTCATAAAATCTAAATCGTTTGCCGCATCCACCTCGCGGGACAGCATAAGATTTTTCACACCCACAGCTGCGCCGGTCTTTACCACGGAAAGGGCGGCGGCTTCCATGGTGTACCACAGATCGCGTATACGTTTATTTGAGTCACGCCAACGGGTGACGATCTCCGGCAATTCCTCCTCGGCCAGACCCATGTCCAAGGCTCCCATTTTGATGAGTGCGCCCGTACTGCCTTGATAACCGAGTGCCAGTTCAGCGACCTTGCCGCGTTGCCGCAGCGCATACTCGGGGTTGCCCTTTTTGATTTTTTCAATCGGCACGCCGAACATCTGGCTCGCCGATGCTTCATATATTTTGCCGTGGGTTTTGAACACATCCAGCCGCCAGTGCTCACCGGCGAGCCATGAAATGACCCGCGCCTCTATTGATGAAAAGTCTGCATCCAACAGAACGCGACCGGGGGATGCAGTAAAAGACGTGCGGATCAACTGCGAGAGTGTATCCGGTACGCTTCCATATAATATGTTTAGTTTTTCAGTTTCGCGGTTTTTGATCAGAGTGCGAGCCAGCGGCAGCGGTTCCGTATATGTGCGCGGGAGGTTTTGCACCTGCACCAATCGGCCCGCCCAGCGTCCTGTGCGATTGGCACCGTAGAATTGCAGCAAGCCCCTGACGCGTCCATCGGCACACACGGCCGCCTCTATGGCGTTGTATTTCTTTGTGCTGGTCTTTCCAAGCTCCTGCCGTATCTCAAGCATACGGCGTGCTGTGTCGCTTGTAAGGTCGCCGCCCAGCAGTTTGCCAACCGTATCTTTGCGGAGATCGGGCAACTCGGTATCCAGTTCCTGCTCCAGCCATCGTGTCAGTTGTCCCACGCTGTTGGGATTGTTCAGCCCCGACAGCTGCATGGCTTCCCCCATATACTGCTGGCGGGTGGTTTCTCCTATTTCAAGCGCGCCGTGTACCAGTTCCATATCGACCGGCACGCCGCGTGTATTTATAATGAGGTCGGTTTCCCATTGCTTTTGCACCATATCCGGCACCGCAAAGTTGGACAACCGGCGCAGTATTTCCATTTCCGTGGTAACGTCGCCCACGCAATACTGCCGGAAAAGCTCCCAGCGTTTAGGGTCATGGTGTGGGTAGTTACGGGTACGGCCGCCGTTTGTTTTAGTCTGCGCGCAGGGTATGCAGAAATACCGAATCAAATACCGGCCGGTTGACAGCTTCT